GCCATCCTTTATCCTTCCAATGATTGTATGCATTACACGCACATCCATCATATCTATGTTGAATGTACTTTATATGTGCATCTACTTGCTTATATGGATCTAGTGTGCCATACCACTTAGAGCGCATCTGTCCTAATCCGTAATGGCTACCATTTCTAGCTTTATAGTTCCATCTACTCTCATGATGTATAAGCCAGTTATAGCATTCAAATTGCTTCCATTCCATTTGATTATACGCATACAATTTAACATTCATAATATGATAGCTGCGCTTATGAGCAGCGTTTGTTTGTATTGTTTGCAGCAACAGTAGTGCAATTGCTAATCCAGCAATAAACATAGCTCTTGCGAATGCTTGCTTGCCGTGCAAGCTGCCTTTCAGGCTTGCTGGCATGCTAAGCATACTCATAGTGTCAAATCTATTTGTTAGTTGTGCGTAACCTTGGGCGTGTTGCATTCCTCGCAGTAATCTCTTTTTCCATATATCCATAGTCCACATCCTCTGCAACGATGTATTAGATTAGGTTCAGTAGCCACTTGCCTGCAATAAATATACTAAGTCAGCCAAGGTGAGAACAGCAACGTATTGCTCAACGGATTTCTCACCCTGACCATTTAGACGTAGAACACCAACGCCCATCCCTTTGTTTGCCTTGCGATCATGAAGTTGGCGCATGAGCCCAGACAAATCTAAGTTTGTCCTAGCCTTAATTTCAATGTCCAGGCCATCAATTCCGGTGATGTCTGAGCCATCTCTACCAGCACCAACAGGTAATGCATGCTTCCAGCCTTGCTCTTGCAGATATTCTGCTACAATACGCTGCGTTGCATAGCCTCGGTGCTTGCGACTTTGATTACTCACTTAGTTAGTCCTAACTTGGCATGTGTGGCATTTGCAAGGTTTTGCAGACCCAGCCGTTATTGGCTCATTGCAATTGTCGCACACGTCAAGTAGTTTATCCATCACTAACACATCATCACCCCACTAACAATTCTTCATCTTCAGGCCTAAATGACCAAGTGCCATCTTTGCCCAGCATCATCCAAATTGCTTTGCATTGCTCAGCTTTTTGCCTCATAGGAAGGCTGCAACCCCAACCACGATAAGCACCATTTTTGCCAGTACCTTCACGCAAGACACGAGCGCCATGCTTACACATTGGAATAGGGTGGGCAGATAGCTTCTCAGTAACAAGAGCAACTGCATTCTCAAATGCGGGCTCATAGTCAGCCGGTGGCTCAATCGTTGTATCCCAGACGATTTCAGTTTCCTTGTTGTTAGCATCTAAGAACTCCTTATGTTCTTTTGTGCGTACACGTATGGGTTTAGGGCTTGCCTCAACGTCATTAACCCTTGCCATTTCCAAAGAGCTTGGCCGCTTTCCTTTAGCAGATAATCCGAGATTTGCCAAGCATCTTCCAATGCTAGAGCTCTCGCAATTTTCAAGCCAAAAAGCAGCATCCACACCACGATCCTTGCGAGCACCACGCGCATAACCCACAGCGGAAGGAGCAGTATCAAGATAGGTGCGGTATGCGTATGCCTTAAAGATGACAATTCCTTTTTCCTCTTCATTTGAAACCATTTCTGTAATAATTGCGCCATCTGGATTTGCTTCATAAAATTTATGTATCCTCGTATCTACATCTTCATAGTTTTCTAAATTAAACATCTAGTGTTTCTCCTTTTGCATAGTCAATTTGTTCCTTCAAAGTCCAAGTGCTGCCATCTGGCCATTCTTGAACTTCATTGGCGCAAGATTGGCAGTAATGCCTGACAATCAACTTGCCATATCGCTTACTAGTAATCTGCCAAACTGCATCGCATGGCACAATTTTGCTTTCACCTGTTTCTGGGATTGTAATGCTCATTCGTTCTGTTCCCCATCGGCCTTTGCAATAATCACACCAAGTTCCCTTAGGTGATCTAGAAAGCATTAAGATCATCCCAATCTTTGACGGCGAGTTCTCCGGCAATGGCGAAGTAGGCAACGGCATCCACCCAAGAATCGTGATTTGATTTAGTTTCCATAATTCTTGCGAGCTTGACCAATGCCATACAGATTGCAATGTCCATCGGCTCAATAGGTCGCTCAAAATATGATTCCCAGAGCTTTGCCGTTCGTAGCATTGTGTGGTCGTAATGACCATGCGTTGACCCTCTGTTAATAATCGTGTCGTTTGCACTAGTCAAAATGTCTTTCGCTCGCAACTGATTTCCCTCGCCTGTACCCATCTGCCCAGCCTTCCTTATATCCTTTTTCCTTAATGAATACACCGATTGTGTATGCACCTAATACAAATAAAAAACAATAAAGTGCTAATTCAACTAAGCGAATATCATTCAACATCTGCGCTCACCCCATGTACATCAAGAAAGTAAGCAGCCAAAACCTCGCGACTAATTCTGCCGCGCTCTTGGCTCATGCCGAGTTTTTTCTTAGCGAAATCGCGTATAAATGAAGCTCGCACAAAGTGCTTGCCATCGGTATACGCACCCGATTTACGATCATATCTAATCGTCATGCCCTAAACCCCTTTCAAATAGGATTTCAAATCCTATTTTGAGGGGTCTATATGCTATTTGTCAATAAGCGACACGCCATCAAAATTATCCATGTGATCATCAATCGTTCTATGGATTGGGAAGATGTCCTCAACCATATCGCTTGCCTTCAACTAGGAAGCTGCCATCCTTCTCTATCGGTATGGCTACTGGCTGCACACGCTTTCTGTCTATGTAGATGATTCCAAACCCTTTTTGCCAGTTAAATGTTCCGCGTGTGTAATAGGCTTGGCTCTCATCCATCAAATGTCCAACTTCAAAGCCTGTCAGAACACCCCTTAAAACGCCCCCAGAAGCCGTTGTAAAGCTTGAAATCCCCTGTCTATGGGTATGACCACAGACCACCGATAAACCATGCCTTTTAGCCGATTCTAGGGCCGTTAAACCCCCTTGTGGCTTGATGCTCTGTTCATCACCATGCACCATCACCCAGCCATCATGGAATTGATATGGCTTGCTGTGGTAAGTAATGCCTAAATCATCCAGGTGTAGGAACTTCTCTATGGTCAGCTCAGGCAGACCAATAAGGCCAGGCAACCGCTTGCTTAGTGAGTTGTAAAGTCTTGCTCCGTGATTGCTTCGGCTGAGATGTCGTACTTGAAGCTCGGCGAGAACTCGGACAGTTTCATCACGATCTCTACCAATGCTTCCCGACCACTCATCCCTACCGGTTGACCAGCGGCTAATTGTTTGGAAGTCAATTTCATCGCCCACACATAGAACGTCATCAGGTTTGTATTTCCTGATGAACTGTGCGACATTCTTAACTGCTTTCTTATCGTGAAAAGGTACTTGTAGATCGGATATGACTACAATTCGCTTAATCGTCATCCTCATCTTCATCTTCGTACGGAGAATGATTAGGATTCTCTATTACCCAATCGGGTAAACGCAGCTGTTCTTCAATGTACCAGCGCGCCCTATCTTCACCATATCCAGCACGAACTAAGGCTTCATAGCATTCAACAATAGATGCAGCCCATATATCTATGGGTAGCAAAATGTCAGCCTTTGTTCTACGCGCAGCGGCTTCTTTCCGCTTACGCTTAGCGGCTTGTTCGCTTTTTGATATTCTTCTTGCGCTCATGAGTAAGCAATTCTAAGACCATTGATTCAAGTTTATCTATGCGCGACACGATATTTGATGCCTCAAGTATTGCTGGCACTTCATGTCTAATAATGTATCTAAGGCCGCCGACAATTAGTGCGCAGCACGATAGGGTGGCAGCTACAAAGCCTGCCCATTCTGCCGGGCTCAACGCCGACCGAATGCCGTGTCGTTAGGATTTAACCAACGAAGGATTACTGGAAGGCTTGCCGCAAGTGCAGCATTTGCAATATGTGCTAGATCCCAGCCCACCGCTAGATAGGTTGCTATTCCAGCTGCTAAAAAGCTTCTTGCCCAACTTGCGCTTACTTGCTTTAGTTGTTCCATGTAAGGGCTCTCCTGTTAGTATCGGTATCTCAAACATACTGCCATCTGAATCGCCCTTAGCAGTAAAGCTAATGTGTATATGTGTCTTATGTGGGTTTATCCCGGTGTATTTTCTCCATTTGTAATTGCGTTTGTAGCTTGCAATCTTGCCGTTGAAGATGATATAAGAGATTCTTTTATCAAGTCTGGCAAGTAATCGTAGCTGATCCGCAAAGTCATAGGGCTCCGCTTTGTGCGACCTGAAATTAACGTCAAGGTCAATGGCACGTACAATGCCTTCAGAAGTAGGATTGTGATCGGACTTACGCGCTGAATGACGTTTATCACCGATCCAGCCATCTGAAGTTCTATCTCTATCGGGGAACGCATCATCTACCTGCTCGCGTAGTTGTATCCCTGCCTTGCATAGCTTTGCCATATCTATTTATTATAGCATTTAAATAGCACAATCCCTCAAGATTGTTCTAAAGGCCAAGGGCTGCTTTGAGATCGTCTAGGCTTAAACCGACTGAAGCCAACTTTTCATCAATAGTTGGTTCAATTTTTGTCGGATTATTTAATTCAGATTGCACTTCTGTCCAAGTTGGCGCTTCTTGTTTTTCGTCTAACCATTCCAAGCCATCATAAGAATTGCCCCTCAAAATCCATTCTGCGTTAGGTCGCAAAATTAACAAGGCATCAGAAATCTTTTGATTCATTGTTTTTTCCATTATGCACCTATTTCTAAACAGACGATTGACCAATCGCTACCATTGCTGCAAATTCTTGAAGTTGTTGTGTTTCTAGTGGCAAATTGTATTTTGTAAGTTGTTGCAGAAGTTGTATTAGGGCTATCTAAATATGCCCAAGCATCTGTTCCACCGATTTGATAAGTGCCGCTTGCGCTATAAAATGTGGTTGCGCCGACGTGCTCTTGCAAAGCCGTAGCGCCTCTCACCAAACGAGTGCTGGTGTATAAGTCATTAGAAGCATAAGTGTAAACATCACCAGAAACTAAAACTAAAACCTTACTTGTTGCTAAAGAAGGTGTTATGTTTACAGTAACGCCAGTATCTCCGTATGAAGTGCTAGTTGTTGTTGTTTCGGTTGAAAAGGTCGCGGTTACAACCTGAAGCACTTTTCCACCACCAGCAGGTGCAGCCCATTTAATTTTGCCGTCAACGCTTGTATCTACTGTTAAAACGTGTGTGTTTGATCCAATAGCAAGGCGTTGAAAAGCATCTGCTGCATCCCCAATTATTAAATCGCCTTCAGCATCAATAGCCGTTGCCATAGTATTTGTAACAACTGGTACCGGGCCAGTACCACTAGCAACTGATATACCTGTACCAGCTTGAACTTCAGTTACATCACCTGCACCGCTAACGCCTACCCATGCTGATCCATTGTAAACTTCAACTGCATTAGTATCTTGCAGATAACTGACCATACCTTCAGCTAATACGCTGGTAAGCGCGCTAGTGCGAGCAGCAGCATTAGCAAACACCATAACTGTTTGCTCATTTAAATACGTATTGACCTGAGCTGCTGTTAAGACATCACCTGTCTGA